TTCTAAAACCGGGATTTCCAAAAATATAATTGACAGTTACCTACATGGGCAAACTGCAATTGCACAAAACGGGTCGTATGCACAAGAGAGAATTCAGAGCGAGGCGGCTGAGTTGGCAGGCGGCGCAGATGAATACAACAACCTTATGAGGTGGGCATCGCAAAAGTACCCAGAGGCCAAGCAAGCAAGTCTTAACAACTTACTAGAAGATCCGGCGCAATGGCGCACAGCAGTTAAAGAGATGATGTGGGATTGGAAGATGGAATCGGGTCGTGGTTTTACAGAACAACTTATAGAGGGGCAGGCTATGCCAAATACTTCTTCGGGATTTGGAACCGTGGGAGAGTTGCTTGGCGCGATGGCTGAGGTTCGACGAAGTGGAAAGCCAGACGAATCATTCAAACGTAGACTTAGTAACACGTCACAACAAATAATACAGGGAGTAGAGTAAATGGCACTATCAGGAACATGTATATATGGCGCGATAGAATTAAACGGAAAAGGCATTAGGTGCAATTTCGTCTCTGTCGCCGGAGCGACCCAGCGTGAAGTTCAATTTAAAATCAAATCTTCTGGTGAAATAATACACACAGGAAGAGGAAATACAGACGATGAGGCTTTTGACGATGCGTACAATTCATTCGACCAAAAGGGCCTCGGAAGGTCACCGAAGCAAATCCAAGAAGATGAGAAGGTTTTACGTGACAGAGTCGAAGATCTGGAGTCCCAGTTGGACATCGACGAGACTGCGTCGGATGAGAAAGACGAGAGCGATACTAATTCAGCTCCTAAAGCAAACGCAAAGAAAGCGTCACGAAAAAAGAAATCATGATCTAATATAATTCGCGAAGTAATGGCTACCGCTGTTACTGCGCTTTGTTTTGATGAGAGCCCGAACAGTTGGCACGGCACCCGGACTTGTCCGACCCTGTTAATCGTAGGACACCTCGCATGAAAGCGGGTATCTAACGTAATTTTTTTTAACAAGGAAGGGTTCTTATCATGACAGATATTAACACCACAGTGTCACGCACACTACAAACATGGGACGGCTCCGCATATGGAGATGATCGTTCTTTAGCGCTGAAGCTGTTCTCAGGAACAGTACTTGAAGCATTTCGCAACAAGACAGTATTTTACGACAACACCGGGTCATTCATGGCCCACAAAACTTTAACTGGTGGCAAGTCATTCCAGTGGCCAGTAATCGGAGACGACATTGACGTTGACGCAATCGGTACTTACACAAGTGCTGGCGTTCACACATCAGTTGGCGGCCTCTACAAGGGCTACCATGAACCAGGGAAATTCATCTCTGGTGCGAAAGTGAAAATGAACGAACGAGTCGTTGAGGTTGATGACATGCTCGTGGCAGCGATTGATATTCCATTTGCTGATCTCGACATCTCGCACTTTGACATCATGGCTCCATTCGCTACGAAACTTGGACGAACACTTGCCATCTCAAATGACAAGAAAGTTTGTACAACTGCGATTCACGCAGCTCGTAACGATGGTATTGCTGGCGTCTACCCAGGCGGTCAACAAGTTCAGCGCAACGTATCGGCATCTACACCAGCAGTCTCTGACGCTTACCCTGACACGGCTGCTGGATCGACTTTGTTCCGCGACGATGTTTCAACTTTGGCGAAAGACTTTGACGACGACAACGTACCTGAAGACGGTCGATACCTCTTCATTAGTCCGTATCTTCGCAAGATCTTGCGTCACGACGTTGGCTTCGTAGAGCATGCAGGAACTGCTGCTACAGACACTGGCTACGCTGCTGCAACAAACGGCGGTATCTACAACCGACAATTTGGTTCCAATACGTGGGATTACAACACTCGTGGAATCGGTATGCTCGAAGGATTCCATATTGTTCTTACGAACCATATTCCTTCTACTAGTATTATCGAATACGATGGTTGGGATGCTTCGCTTGGTGCTAAGTACAACCTTGCCGCTGACGGTTCAGGCGCTGCTGCTGCACGAGTTGCATGCGTCGCTCTCTGTGGTGCACAAGAAGGTACACCAGCAGTTGGTATGGTTCAGGCATCAGGTATGCAAACAGTTCTTCAAGACGATCATCGTCGTAACGTGAAGTTCATGAAAGCACAAATGATGGTTGGTTATGACTTCCTGTCACCATGGTGTGCAGGCGTCATTGAAGTTTACTAAGTAGCACTTAAGTCGATGGAGTCCTCCGTCGCTACACACGCGGGGAGCCGCTGGCACGAGGCTAGCGGCTCCTTGGTAGCGAGGATTTATATATAATGACACGAGATCATAGCAATCCGAGAGTGGTAAACCTTGCCGGGCGAGATTGGATCGGAATTATCACCATTGCAATTACACTACTGGTACTTATCGCCACAACGTATCTTCGGCACGACCGTTTAATAGTCGAAGTTTTAACGAGACAGCAAACAATTACCGATAGACTTGAAAGAATGGAAACACAAATGGACAATACCCTTGACAGGAGAGACGAATAATGGCAGGGCAAACCTTTACGCTTCAGACGATGGAGCGAACATATTACAAAACACATAGCGCAGATGTTACACCAGCATCTGTGCCCACAAAGGGCTATGCTACAGCGACGCCTTCTGGCGAAGGCATACTTGACTGCAAGCATGCCAACCTTGGCAAATTAGTTTTCACGGCAACAGCGGATAATGCCACTGGCTGTGCGATGGTTTGGGGATGGTCTAAAATGTCTGGCGGTGAATGGATTGCAAACTTCATTGCAGAAATAACTTTTACAGCTGGATCGCAAGCTGGCGCTCTCGCCGCAGGATCTCCATTTGGCACAAGTCATTTCTTTGCAGACATCGTTGAACTAGAATACGGCGACACGGCAACGAAGGTTATCACAGACACACAGAATAATATTGGGTCAGCGACAGTTGATCTTGAGGGAGCGGCTAAGGTAGAAATTCAATTTTCTAATGCAACCACCGATGGTGGATCGCCTACAGGAGTCTGTAACGCTGGCCTCGCGTTATTCTAAACAATGCCATTTGCACCACCAATCGGTAGATCATCATCTAAGATGACGCCGTTCTTGTCGATGTGCAGGCGCCTCGACGCGATAGCTGTTTATGACGACACCTACGCCGAGGGCGATTTTGTTTATTGGCTGAACTCGGCGCACAGGCCGCTTGAGCAAGAGATGATACGATCCGGGGCAACAAGCATTTTCCCGCTTGGTGACGACCACGACCAGAGCGTTATAAGAAACTCGCTTAGAGACTTGTGGTACAACAAGGGCGGGTACGGTACATATAGCATCGGCACTCCACTCTTACCCGCTGACGGTACTTGGTCTGTTGACGCTGATCCATCAGAGACATCGGATGGACCAACAATTTTGAATCACGATCAAGGGTCAATGAATGTTATTGGACAGACACATCGACATGGTAGCGGTCCTGTTAACGGGCAAGTTGGGGACACCACAGGAATACCGACCCACCCAGGACACACAGAAATTGACGGCTTCCCATTCAGCCTAGAGATATGGTGCAAGTTTAGCACTTACGGACATGATCCTCAATCGACGGCCACAATCATGTCAATTATAGACTCAACGGGCAAGGAGGCCCATCTCGGTTTTCTTGCACTTGAAGCGCACTCCGACCTTTCCCCAAGTCAAGACTATAACAATTATTACTTTCCATACGCAAGTGTTGAAGGTGGCGCAGTTGGAAGTTGTTCGGTTGACGACATGACCTATGGCGCTGGAACCTGGGAATGGAATAGTGTTAACTACTACCACACGGGCTGGAACCATTTCGTTGCGACATGGGACGCCAGTGGGTATTGCAAGCTGTACAATGACGGGAACTTGATCGCTGAAAAAGCGCTGACAACCGCTGGAGCTGGCCCATCCAGTAAAATACAAGTAAGAATTAATAGACCCAATGACTTTTTGGATCCAGAAGAAAATCTAAACACTGGGTACTTAGCGTATGCCGCGACTTATAATATTGCTCTCGACCCAACGAGAATACGCCGACATTATTGGGCTGCTCGAAGACCGTGGGACATAAAGTTTCTCAACTATCAGGGATTTTCACACAAGGCGCAGCCTAATGGAACAGAAAGATATGCCAAAGGAATTAGAACGTCAAATACTGGCGAAACCGTGGCACCAGCCGCAGCCTCTCAGGCTGAGTTTAGAGGTTCAGGTGTTATCGTACCAGGCGGCGGCTTTCAAGACACAGAGCAAATAGATGCCTGGAAAATGGGATTGCAGGATGACTTGCGCGATTGGCAATCCGCGCCTAATACTGACACTGGTCTAGCCACAACGGGGCTCCATTGGAACACAGAATCTACTAGTGGCTCTTACCCACGAACAATCTTTAACTTGCTTGGCGAGGAAGCTTGGGACGCTTGCCATGATGACCCATCACCCTATGAGGGTATCAATTGCGAGCATGCCATGTGGGCTGGCGGTTTCCAGATCTTATTTAAGCCGCCATTATCGTCTCCTTGGATCTGGAGTATGCAGGCGGTATGGGGTCGTAACAATGGCTCTTATGGTGATAATTCTGATCGTGGGATACCTGTTCGACCTGAAATGACAATGACAAGCACGTTTCCTGTGAGTGATCACAACAGAAACGGAAACGGTTGGTGGGAAGGCGTTCACCATGGCGGCGGCACAAGCAATGGAACATGGCGAAAGGGAGACTACACATTTGTAGGCTGCTCTGTTGGTGGCGGCACAGCGATGCCTCTGTCACATCTCCATCAAAACGAGTTTAACAAATCCTGGAAAATCACATCGACAGACGTCGTAGCTGACAACCCGTCTGAGTCTGAAATCAATAATATTGAGTGTTATTCACGTCATTACACAAGCGGAGCTGGCCCTGGAAACCCATTTGCATATAGCTCTGGTACCTACCCGGACAGCAATACCGACACAACAACAAACGTACATGTGGTAGAACAATTTTCTACTCACTTGGCCTTATTTCCAAAACCCTTGCGACGAGCACAAATCCGAGAGTTAGAAAGACTCTCTAGGGGCAAGAGGCAGATGCGCTCTAGACGGCCAACCCAGCACTTAACTCGTTTCTGCACGATAGCCTGCCCATCACGTCTAATGCATTAGGAACAATATGAAGACTTTATTTACACTCGTTACGTTGATCGCAATGACAGGTTGCTCAATGTTTAGCCCTTCCCCACCTCCATTCTCTGGCTCTATTGGACTGCCAAGTGGCATGCCAACAGTTGGCGCAGAAGGAGCCACAGGATTCGAAATTTTACCCTGGCTTGGCGGCGTCGCAGTGCTCGCGGGAATTGCGTTAATCGTGATTTCCGCTGGCCGAAAAGGCTGGTATCCACTGTGCATTGGCGTCGGTCTTATTATTTTAAACTGGCTCGTATTAACATACGCTCACGCTTTATTTATTCCTGTTGTTATCGCAACGGGAGCACTAACTCTAGCTCTTGGCTACAAGGTCGTAGCCTCAATTCTCTCACATAGGAAACAATGCAAATGAATTTATTTTTAGCTGACATGCTAGGCACAACCTGGTTCATCGGGCTCGCAATGGGGATCTCGTTTATTGCCGGGATAAGTATGGCAAACAAAATCAAAAATTGGATATTTAAAAGGTAACACGATGGCAAACCTTAAAGTAGATGTAATCGAATCAGACATTGGCGTGGTGCAAATCGGCGAGGATGGTAGCAGCCACTGTAGGATAGGCGATAGCGCCGCCGCCAGCAACCTTGAGGTCACAGGCACTTCCGCGCTAACAGGCGCTGTTACGTGTGCCTCAACAATTGCCGCTACTGCGCCGACTTTTACGGGCACCCTTACTGGAACCACCGCTGATTTTTCCGGCGATGTTACCGTTGAGGGCAGCGTTAAGACAGACACCATAGCTGGAGACGCTGTCACAAATGGTCCAGACATTACATGCAGCGCTGTGGTCGCGCAAACGCTTTCGGTTGCGGCAACCTCGATTACTGTGGGCGGCAACCTTCTCGCAGTGGCGACAAGATCGTTCGGTACGTTTACCTACGTACACAGTGGTGCCACCATCGCCACAGAGGCCAACGGCTTCGGAGTAAGTTCTATTACGGCTGTGGCTGGGACAGTGACAATTAATTTTACCGACCTAGCGACGACCTCGTATGTGGTTCTTCTGAGCAACATTGCTGGAGCGGCGGCTGGGGATGTATCCCGAAGCGGTACGTCTTGCGGTATTACCGTCACGGGCGACTGTACAGTGTCATTCATAATAATAAAGGCGTAACCCATGGGTAACAAACTTGAAGCAGTAAACGCAGTCTTGCGAAGAATGGGCAAGCTCAGGGTGTCATCACTAGACACAGGCGGCACATCAACGCATGCTCAAGTCGAACGAATGGTCGATGACGCTGCGAATAGCATAATGGCGCAAGGGTGGAACTGGAACAGAAAGATAGCTGTTTCTGTCACGCCACTTGCCGCAGACGATCAACTATCGGATCCTCGAATAGGATATGTCCACGTAGACAAGCTTGAACTAGGAACGACAAGGGCTGTCTCCGGGATTTCAGCCGCTAACCCATCTGTGATTACATGTGTTGGGCACGGGGTTGTCACTGGCGACAGACTGTTCTTTAGCGGTTTAATTGCAACAGCTGGTGGGGTCGCGGCAACGCATGACCTTACCGGGTATATCCACACAATTACTGTGGTTGACGCCGATACATTCTCGCTAGATGGCGTTGATGGATCAGCGTATGTCGCGACATACGTCGCGGGTGGTACCGCGCAACTGGCTTATGATATTTACCATATCGACACCGACGACTCAGACATAAACGAAAACCTGATTCGCAGGGGTGAGTACATGTACGAAGTGGACGATAATACGTTCGCAATTGGCGATACATTTAAGATGACATATACGTATCAATTCGAGTACGTGGACATACCGCCAGCTTTCCAAGATTGGATAATTGCAGACGCTGCGTTGGCGTTAAATCGAAATACAAGCTACGCTCAATCGAGCCTTCTCACCTCGTTCTCGCGTCCCCGTGACTCAGAGTTGCAAGAGGAAGTTAGAACAAGAAGAAGCGCTGCGATGCAAGAAGAAATTCGTGCTGCGGACACCAACTTATTAAACACACAAGAAATGCGTCAAATACGGGGCAGGCCAAGAACTATAGACCGTAGCGTCTATTAAGGAGTAATCAATTATGGCACAAATGGGAATGACTTTTGTTGATGGCATCAACGAAGTAGTCGAAACGATTTTCGAGTTTCCAATGTCGGGGATCATTAAGCCTAGCGCCCAAAGTGATTTGACTTCGGTTTACTACCGAGCGGAACAGTTCATCGATAGAGAAAACAGAAGGATCCAGGCGTGGGGCTGGCCGGAGAATACTCGACAATCCGTGTCATACACGACCACGGACGGCAACGATGTAGCGTCCGCTACTACACCGTCTGGCGGCGGTTGGGTTCAGTTTACAACTTCAGAAGAGGTTCTAAAAATCCGTGGCTCTGGCGCTGACGCGTATCGAAACATAGTGATACGACCATCGACATGGATCTTTGATCCTGGGTCAGGTGATGTCAACTACACTGGCACCTTCATGTACGACGCTGACCGAGGTACATTTGATATGAGGAAAGGCGCGAATCACGGCTCAACGTCTGCAACGAGCACCGAGAACATAACTGCTGATCTTACAGAAAAGTTAGACTTTGATTACCTCCCACTCCATTTACAAGACGTAATTATTGCTCGTGCGAAGATGACATTCCAACGACGCATGCAAGGTAACCCACAACTCGATGCAACTCTTAACCAAGAGTACATGCAAGCGGAGGCCGTTGCGATGCGAAATAAACCTGAGCTTGATCAGAACTGGAACATTAGACCAATGATTCCGGGAGGATCCCAGCCATCACAAAGTGAAGGCAAGTAAAACAACATGCCAAGCTCACCATTTGTGCAACGAATCAATTCGCTTATTCACGGCGTAAGCCGACAGGCAGATAGTATTCGCTTTCCAGGACAAGTACAAGAAGCAAAGAACTTAGCATTCAATGTAATCGACGGCGCTCGGAAACGCCCTGGATCAACAGTTGTGAACTACCTTTCTAGTGGCATAAGCGCTGGTCTAAAATACAGACTACATAAAATAGAACGAGATAACATAACTGAATTCTTGGTCATTTACACAAATGGTGGCATTGTTTCAATTTATGATGTTTTTAACGATCAATTTAATAGTGTAAGCAATCAAACAGGTAGCTACCTAAGCGCTGGAGGCGCGGAATCTGGGGATTATCGATTCCAAAATATTGCTGACGCTACTTTTATTGTCAACACAAAGCGGACAACACGAGTCAAGGACGTCTATGGCACCGATGGGGATGAGATTGATAGCACCAGGATGCCAGTAAAGCTAGCGCGAACTAACTCGTCGCCACCATTTACCTGGGCGATAAAATATTCTAGCTATACGCCGAGAACTTTTCAAGAGCAGTGCCTGGTACCAGGTGCCTGGAACGGAACTTCTGCGAAAACGTGGCGGCTAAAGTGTAAGTGGACGGGGGAGTGGTCGGCATGGATACAAGGCAACGCAAGTTCTACAGACGTGCAAGAGGCGCTACAGGGAAATGGGAAATCTCCAGAAGACTACGATGACGCAATTGTTGGGATGAAGGCATTTCCTTATGGAAAGATCATTTGTACTGGTGGACCAATAGACCACAAACGAATGTTCGTCCGAATCAGCCCAGACATTGAGGCAAACAAAATATTACAATTTGGCAAGGCGTCGGGATATGGCTCCATTGCACTTGCCATTGGCCGGGGTCACGACGATCAAAATCCGGCGCCACAATTTATTAGAGATGCCTTACCGATTACCGACATTGGCTACTACAACAACAGAATGGTTCTGGCTAGCGACGAGTATGTTGTCTTCTCTGCTTCAGACGATTTATTTAACTACTACCTAGACGACTCAGCGTTCATCGTTGACTCTGACCCAATCGAAGCGCAGTTGGCAGCCACCGATATTACACTCGTTGACTACGTTGTTCCGTTTAGACAATCTGTCTTGATTATGACAAGAGCAGGCCAGCAGTTTGAACTTTCAACGCAAGGCGAACCGCTCACTCCAAGCACGACATCAGTGACGGCGAGTACGAGATATGAAACACAACAGGTTCGGCCCGTGGCCATTGGCGACAGGCTCTATTTTCCTGGCGGTGGTCAGCGATACTCCGTTATTTACGAATACTTTTATGATGACATGGCAGTCTCAAACAAGGCTGCGGATGTTACCCGGCACGTACATAACTACGTTCCACCCGTCATTGTGAACATGGTTGCATGCACAAACACAGAAACACTGTATGTGATGCCCACACTAGAGGGTGACGTCAGTGGATCCACCTTCACCTCTGACGGCGGTGGCTCACCCAGCGCGTATGCTCAATGGTCAGCGTCAAGTACTTGGACGGTGGACGGCTCGCCGAGGTCATATGACAATGCGATCATCGCCACTGGCGACTACGTTGAATTTGATGATTATGCCGCAGACGCATCAAGCGCAAGATCATCTATTGTAGACTACCAAGCTGCTAAATTGTATGTGTACCAATCATACACACAGGGTCAAGAACGCAAACAATCTGCATGGGGACAGTGGGACTTTGACACCGACGCATTTATGGACGCGGCTCTTATTGATACCGACCTTTACTTACTAAGAAAAGAAACACACACGGTTGGAGTTGTCAGCACCACGCGATTGTTTGTAGACAAAATAGACACCTCTGGGTCAGAGCCAAAAGACGCTGGAGAGTACACTACACATCTTGATCACCGGGTAACAGCAGAAAGAACTGGTACAAAAACTTTCACTGACCCTACATGGACCGTAGAATGGGATCTGTCAGACGCTGTCGGAGCTTCTTATGCCGACACCAATATAGACACAGCAGTGAATCCCACAACTAGTAAACACGTAACAGTGACTATGGCCTCTAATGGCTTTGACGCTTCCGCTACGTTTGCCATAGAAGCCGATGCTACCGAGTGGGCGCTGGCGAAGCCCATCTTTGGTCGTGCCTTTACAGCCGAACTAACATTGAGCAAAGTGTTCATGAGGGACAACGATGGCAAGGCCGTAGTTGACGGACGTACTGCTATTAAGAAATTAATTGCCGAGCACCGAGACGCGGGGTCGTATGATCTTTCCGTGACCGATTCCCAAGATACAAGCACAACAAGATTAGTAACTTTCGCAGCAGCGGAGGGTAAAATTGATACTTATGGGGAGCAAGCATTCTGGGCGCACGGTAACGCAGAGAACTTAACCTTTAAACTAACAAGCACCGACCCAAGGCCATGCATATGGACATCTTTGGAATATCACGGTGAACACACAACCACAACGGAGTAACTCATGGGCGTAGAGATGATGGCGCTAGGCGCCGTGACATCGATGATGGCAGCTAAACAGCAGAACAAAGCCGTCGCGAGGTCAATGTATACAAATAAAAAGTATGCAGAAATGAGACGAGAGTCAATCATCGAACGTCGAGGGATTATGCAAAAACAAACACTAGCGGCCCGTGACGCTGAGACGCTGAAAACTATGAGACGAGCGTCTGAAGTTCGTGGAAAGATTCGGGTTGCTCAGGCAGCTGGTGGTCTTTCAACTGGCTCTGGATCAGGGGCGAGAATTGTAAAGCAGGCTGATATTGACGAAGCGCAAAACCTTGGCATCTTAAATACGAACACTGCAAACAGGATGCAAATGATGAACCTTGACTACAAGAACATGAATCTTGAGAACATGGCGAATTATGAGAATAATATAAATCAAGCATTGTCACAGGGACAGAACACCATGCTCGCCGGATTAACTGGTGGCATCTCTGGCCTTTCAACAGGACTTGGAATTCAACGATCTGTGCAAGGTGGTAGCGGACCAATGTCATGGTCTGGATTGGTGGACACTACATAATGGCAAAAAGAAAAGTAACCCCAAAAACCCCAACATTGGACAGCGGCTATTTACCGCAATCAGCTCAAAAACTGAATGTGTATACGCCGAGCGTGTTGAACCTACCAAACGCTGGCGTCTACGTTCCTAATCAAGAGCTGAAGCAAGTGTTAAATTTACTTGACACCGCTGGCAAATCTACGAAGTCAATAATGTCGAGCGTTAAGGGTGACGCCAGCGCAAACTTGGGTTGGTTTAGACAAGACGGATCAGAAGACCGCGAGCATTATCTTAATGACCTCGAAACTGGAGAGGCGAGAACTAAGGAAAATGAGGACGATACGTCGCTCGAAGAAGAATTCTTTGCACTCGTGGAAAAGACAGGTAACGTGGGTGATGCCGCACACTATATCACAACTGGTATTGCCGCTGAAACATTAGGCGTAGAGCAGGATGAAGAGGGGCATCTCATTGCCAACGATGACGTAAGCCAAATGGAAATTAACGCTTACATGAACTCCTTTTATGAAGGAACGGCGGCTGGCTTTAGAGCATACTACGATAGATACGATCAAGAGCGCAAGTTAGTCTACACAGATGGCGTTGTCTATGATCTCGTTTTTGCTTCAGACAATGAATTAAAATCAGGGCAAGCCTTATACGAAGAGGCGCTTGAAGCGCCTGGCGTTAACCCAGACAGAAAAGAAATATACACCCTTGGTATAAATGTTACAGCAATCCAAAAAGCTACAGAGGCTGGCCTATATGATCGTGCCGAAAAGCTAATGAAAAGATTGCCAGAGAATTACTCTGGCAGAATTGGTCTTGATACTAAGCTCATTGAGGGCCGAAGAGAAAGTGCGATGGCTGATCTTTCCGTGGCGCTTACTGAACTAACTGGGGGCACCATTACAACCTGGGTAATGAATGAACAAGTAGAAAACAATCTCGTGGCAGCGACATCAGACCCACGAGACAGTCAAGCGGCAGCATCAAGACTTGCGTCCACGCTTGAGAATAGCCTCCTGGAATCTCACTTGTCTATTGGCAAGAAAGACCAGTTTTTAAAAAGATTTAGAAACCAAACTGATGGAAATGGAGTCCTGCTGTTCCCAAGACATTCGCATGCGAGAGACGCAATAAATGATTTAATTGAGAAGCTGCCTGACGAGTATGAGCAGCAGCGTCTGCAAATAGCAAGAGACAGTGCGGAACGAACTGAAGCGAGACAACTAAGTCTTGCGTACTTATTAGATAAGCAAGTAGTGGTAAAAGGCGCAGACGGGAACGATCAGACGATAACCACACCAGATGCAATGAGTGATTATTTACGAAGTACATATAATCTAGGCAACGACTTTGCGCTTGAGATGATGGAACTTAATAAGAAGATAACAGGCCTTCAGGGTGATTCGGCAGGCAACGAGGAAGTATACGCTGATTTTATGACACAAATCAAAACCAGCAATGTTGCAAAACGACGCGGTGTCGGGGATAAGATTATTAAATCTCTTGACAAAGGCGATCTAACCATTGCACAGGCCAACACGCTGTGGCGCATGAACACGCTTGAGACTAGTTACGAGGACGACAAGTTCTCGCCAGAGGCTATGGGATTGTTCGATCAAGTTTACAACGCATACTGGCGAGCGGCTGGAGCCGAGCCGATGATGCCTGGTACCGCTTCCGGGCAACGAATGTTATGGGCCATGCCAAAAGACGCTGCCCCAGGGTCGGATAGAGATTGGATGAAACTCGAAGCTCAACTTCGTGGTGATTGGCGAAAATGGATTACGGATCCAGCAAGCCTACTTCTTAAAGAAACGGATCCGAACGCTTATTTGACAGCACGAACTGCGGAAATCATTCGTCTCGCGGATTTATATCTAGGCACTGAAGATATGAGCAAGGTGCCGATGTACGACATAACTAAAGACCCGTCCGCATATAGACGCGGTAATCAATGGTCACCGAAAGAAACTAAATAGGAATACATATGCCACAAGAACAAGACATTCTATCAGAAGAATTTGGACCAGGAAGCGAGCAAAACCCACACGCAGCCGTTGACCCAGAACTTCAGGAAGAGCTTGAGGCGCACTTAAAAGGCAAGTTGGGAACACCAGAACTAGAAATTGAGAATAGAAACCCACCGCCGCAAGCGACACCACCACCTGGATCAACAATAGCAACTGGCAAGATCGCTGGAATGACTAAGCAAGAGTTTGAAGATCATAGCAAAGATCCAGAACGCGAGTTCAGCTTGGGTGCACAAGAGACAGAGCCAACAGTGGTAGAAGAAATTTTTGGCATGGGTGACGCATTTATTTTTGGCGACTACGGATTATTTGGGAAGCTAAGACGAACTGACGAACTACCTGGCGGTCATCTTGTCGGTCCATTGTTTAGAGGTACGGCAAATGTACTCGCCCAAACATGGAATCTTGGAGTGGAGGTGGTAGCACTTCCATTCGGTCGTGACGGGAAGACGATCAACGATGTATTCCGTATTGATGTACAAAAACAACTTGGTCCAAATCCCATGCCAGGCGCCTGGGGTCACATACCAATTCCACTGAGCTATTTCAATTCAGAGTGGGACGATATAGATCTGTCCACCACAGACCTTGTTGAATTTATGACAGGATTTATGATTCCCTTTGTTGGAGTTAGTTCAAAGATTAGTAAAGTTAGGCAAGGCGGCGGGGTCGTTGGCCGTCGATTTACAGCGAACACTGTAACAAAAACTACAACAAAAACGGGTCACGTCGTGAACGCAGGAAAAGCCGTGGGCCAAGCAGCTGTTGCTGGCTTTGCCGCTGACATTGTTGCGTGGGATCCCATCAAGGGAAACATGACAGACCTGTTCGCCGATGCTGGATATGACAATTGGTGGACACAAAACATGGGCGCAAGAAGCTATGCCGAAAACGGACAATTCTTAACAGCCAGGTTTATGGTGGCGACAGAGGGAGCGCCAGTAGGTGTCTTCGCTGACGTCTTTCTTCGTGGAATCGGGTTCGTAGGACGCTCTGCGAGAGATCTTAAAGGCCAAATTGGTGTCGCAGTAAAGGAAATGGGACTAAGCCCTAGTCAAACCAAAAGACTAGATCAAGCAGGCAGGATCTGGGTTGCAAGGAACAAGGCGGCTAAAGACCTTTTGTCCGAGGGTGTTCCACTAAGTGAGATTCCGGGAAGGCTTCAAAAGGCTGGACTTGGAATGGACACTGTACTTGAAGAAGATTTAATTCCTGCCATGTCGGTCTTGATATCTCACGAATTTGATATCAGCATGGAAGCAGCGGAAGAAACTGTTCGCGGCATGATGATGGGCGACATGGACTTTAAAAGAGTTTTTGTCGGCGGGAAGGGCGCAACATCGGAAATAGACCTTGCGGGTAATATCGTAATAACTGTAGATGAATCAGGCGTTAAAACTACGCAAGTCTTACATCAGAGACAGAGACAAATACAAACTCCAAGCGGTCGGCCATTAAAGGTTGGCGAAAGCATGTTAGAAAGCCTAACCCCATCAGAAAGAAAATTCTTTGAATACATAAATGGACAAGGTACCCTTCGCAGGGACGCTGCGGAACACGGAATAAGATTCACTGAAGATGGACAGGTAGTAACCATACAAAATGTAGATGAGTTCCATAAATACATAGAAGAATGGGCAGTCGCTTCAGATCGAGGGTTCACACTACCGAAATCATTTCATGATCCCGAAAAACTACGTACACGAATTAAGACCCAAAGAGAACAAGTCTTACACCAAGATGCGCGTGTCATGGGAACAGAACGAGGCGAGAGAACAACGGCTGTTGCAAAACTTAGCAAAAATGATAGCCAAGTTGTTGACGATGCGATAAGTGTTCACGGTCTAGATGAAGAAACTAGCAATAGTTTAAAAACACAGATTGCGAAGGCACAAGCGAGGCACCCACAAAGCGAATGGCAAGCTCTTGAAATTGCATCCATCAAACAAAAAACTAAAGATGGAAAGCCTGTTGTTGACAAAGACGGCAACGCGGTTCTGGAAGTAAACTATAAATCAAAGCCATATACATTCCATCAAAACAGAGATGGTAAAATCTACCCGGTCGGTAGTCCACAGCGACAACGACGTGTTCGAGACTTGGGTGGAAAGCTAGAAGCAGAGGTTCTTGAGATACGAGCACGAGCGGAAGCTGGCGATGAAGTTGCCAAAACCATTCTTGGTCACGCAAATTGGTACGCCACTATGCGACAGAGGCTCGGAAGAGAGTGGGGAGTTTACAGAGATCTTGTAGGAGAACTACTTGGCGCTCTAAGCCCACAAACAAAGGTTCGTGCAAACTTCGCAAACATGACCAATGTCATGCACCACTACACACGCGGCGCATTTGACGACGTCCTTGAGGCATACGGAAAGCATCGCCAAGCTGGCGGTACGTATAAACAATGGGTTGAGGCAGGCAATAAAGTTATTGGAAAAGATGGCTTAGTAGACTCATCAGTTAAAGATCTCGCAGACAAAGGCTTTACAAAGTTTGGCTTTAATACCGCCAACGCTATGGACACGTTGACGGGTCATTGGTATCACACAAGAAAGGGTGTGCAGGGTAAAGGCGTAAAAGCTGTAAACTTTGCAGCAAATCTTTTAGGACGTGACAACCAAGCGACCATTGATGTTTGGGCTGCTCGATTTTTGGAAAGACTCTCTGGCCGCAAGGCTATTCCACCAACCGCTGAGGGAGCTGTACCAGGCAGTTTCATCAAAGGCACCGACCCAACAAAAGATACAGCTGGTTCTGCTATGGGGTTTGGACAAGAAGTCTTTGAGAACGCAGCAAGACGTCTAGGGATGGAAGCAGACGATCTCCAGGCAGTTGGCTGGTTCATGGAAAAAGAAAAATGGACAAAGAAGAATTGGACAAACCTTGATGGCGAAGGTGGCTCGTTCGACCTAGAGTCAGACCTTATCGCTCCACAACGAGTTGTCATGGGCACAAGCGTTTCTCGACCTGAAATGCCAATAGTAGACGTTCCAATAGGTGCAGGCAGAGAGCCGATCAGGATGTCAACGCAAGACCCAGTAAAAGTTGAAGCGGCGCAGACAACAGCTCGCACAATCCTTAGCGACGACCCAACCGCAACTGCGTTCAGCATTGGCGAGAACCATGGGATTTGGGCTGGAGAAGGCGAAGCCTCATTACACATTGAGGTCACATACTCAAACACTCAAAAGCCAGCCAAGGCTCCACAAGTTGACGCTGACGGAAAACCTATTCTTGATTCAAAAGGAAAGCCTAAATTCAAGACAGTGTCCGTAACGGACCAAGTTCCAGACTTTAGTTCCGCTCTTCGCACTGCTGCTCAGATAGGCAAAGACGGTAGTCAAGACGCTGTCATGGTTAGTAAAGTACTTAACCCTGCTTCAGAAGGAAACATTCTCAAGAGTAACCCCAACGCCAGACCAGGCGTTGAAGTGTACTTTGATGATGCTGTTTCACTTGAAGAGGTTGGACACATCTTAGAGTTCCTTAAATCCAAGGGGCTCGGAGCTCAGACAATAAGTGAAGCTGAACGTGGAGCTACTCGTGCTGGCGGTGAAAAGATTATCGGCATTCGAACAATCTACGTACCAGAATTCGACGACGCAGCAAGCGGACTTATTGGAAAAACCGACGATGCTACGGCACATATGGAAAGAAAGTTCGAAGAATTTTATGAGTTAAGGAACGAATTGGCCGAATTAGACGTAGTAGCAAGGGCTGAAACAGAAGCATTTGACACAGTCACCCTAAGACCCGACGATTATGATAGGATATTAAGCAATGATAGAACACCTACACCAATACAGCCTCAAGAAACATGGCCCAGATCACCCTGGCACGAAGTACCTGAAGCGCCGTCTGGAACTACAGGAGTCCGAGAACTCGATGAAGGAGTTCCGGGTACTGATCGACGGAGTGGGGAGCAGCGGCTCCGACAAGACGAACGAGGCGAAGCCCTCATCGACACCGAGTCCGGCGTCGCCTTCATCAGAGGATTAACATCTCCTGATGCATCGACCGCAGTTCACGAACTAAGTCACGCACTACACGCACAACTATTAGCCAGAGGGGATAAAAAATCTCTCAAGGCGATGGAAGACGCTTTCGGCGTTATCGACGGCAACTGGGATAAGGCTGCCATGGAACGGTTCGCCGATGGAATGGAACAGTTCATTGCTAACCCAGAAGGCATGTCAGCTGGCCAACGCGAATCGCTTGGCGAATTAGCAGCACAAATGCGGGATCTGTACAGAGACGTCAAGGGCTCGCCAATTGAAGGAAAGATTGATCCACAAGTTGCCAAGTTCTTTAGCGGTCTAATGTCGCGGACGGATTTGCCTATTCGATACGCGCCAGGAAAGTACATGCCAGCGATCTCTTGGGAGTCAGCAACCGCCAGAGTTAAATCTGGAATTGCTAAAGGCGAAAGCATTCAAGACATGATCGTAGAAGGTGACATACTAGGCACCGCGAGAATGCGTGATCCAAAGCTATTAGATAAGAATCCGGGTAGGTCGGGATTGAACCCAGGGTTGGATCCTGAAAGATCTACATTTGGAATCAAACCAGACGACCCAGACGAGATACTCAAGACCGCTGCGGCGTATGGCGACCTTGTCCGAACTCTAATGGACGAGGACATACTACCAAAATTAACTGATGATCAGATTATGCGCGACGCGATCAAGATGTACGGACGCTTGGGGGCGGTACATGACGTTCCAATAGAACACCAAATGGCAGAGATCATGCTAGTTAATGATAGAAACCCTGGCGAGGGAGCAAAGAAAGTATGGATCGCCAATTTCATGCTACAGGCTAGACTCAAGAAGCTTCAAGCCCTGGGGAGGGAAGTAGACGAAACTGGCTCTGTAGTTGCAAAAGCAAGACTACAACGGGCGTTCATCGAGTATCAATTCGTTGCTGTAATGGCGCAAATGAAACGCACTCAACACGGGCAGGAACTTCACGCCTGGGGATTACCAAAGAAGTTACCGACCGCGTCAGAACTTGCAGACGCAGCAAAGGCACACGACTTCTTAGAAAGCCTGGGCCGTGACGCTGGCTCTGTTCAAGATATGACGAATACTATTCGAGGACTTAATCCAGGAGACTTAGATGATCTCGGATTAATTTCAGAAGTTGTAAAAAATACAAACAAACACCTCGGAAGCAAGTTCCGGGGAGTCATTCAAGAGGTCTACACAAACTGGCTACTGTCAGGACCATCGACCTACACAGGTCTTGCCGCTGGCAGCCCGATCATAACCATGCTTGTTGAAGGAGCAGGCACCTTCCTTGGTGCAGCTTCTCGTGGCGACACAGCGATGATGGCGCAAGTTGCCAAGAACTTCATCAGCAACTTTGGCAATATGGGCCACGCTTTAAAGTATGCTCTAAAAACCCTGGCGAAAGGTGAAGGCCAGCTCATGCCTGGTAGAGAGCTGAACGACTCTAGGTACGCACGTAGAGCTGTATGGACCGACGCGGAGCCAGATAGCTTTGCTGGTCAAGCTGGCAAATTTATACTTAACCACATCATCGGCGACCTTATGGTTCGACACCCTAGTAGAGCGATTATGACAATCGATGAGTTCTTTAGACAAATGGCAGGGCGCACAGCGCTGGCTGAAAAGTCGTACAAAGACATCATGAGCCAACAGGTTAAGTTGGCGGTTGAGAATGGCACTCTTTCACCCAACGCAAACAGGTACGAGATTGCAGCATACAAAAGAAAGTTGCATGGTCAAGTGTCTGAAATGGTTGACACTGAATTGCGAAACACCATCAAAGATGGTCACCTTCGTAATGAGCAGACACTGATCCACGAGGGAATGAACGACCCAAAGATTGCTGCAATCCCTGATGATTATGAACGAGCGCTCGCAATCTCCCAGCACGTCAACGACACGATGACAACGCGACACAGTGAAATGATTGAACACGTTCAAGACTACGCGACTCGCCCCGTGTTCCAGGGCGACCTTGGACCAAACCAAGCAGCATTCCAAAAAGTCTTAGATCAAAGTACATGGGGTGTCGGAAGAATTATCATACCGTTCTATAGAACACCTATGAACCTCATGAACAGAGCGTTTGGCATGTCGCCGACTACACACATAACCGAACATGCTCAAAAATTACAGAACCTTCTGGGCGGTCGAAAACCAGAATTCGAACAACGTCTTGCTGCTGTTGAAGAGATGCTCGTGAGTAAGTACGGTGATGATTGGATAGACAAGGCTACGCCAGCCGAGAAGGCCCTACACACACGACGGACAAATGCTTTGGCGAATAACAGCCGCACCTATGGGCTACCGAAAGATGCCGAGCTCTGGCGATTCCACCGCAAGCACATGGAAGATCTTCAAAGCGGAGATCCTCGACGAATGGCCGAAGCGCGTGGACGACAGGCAACTGGTCTGGCTCTGATTGGCCTTGCCTGGTACTGGTATGAAAACGATATGATCCAGGGCGCTGGACCAACAGATCCTGATATGAGAAAAACATGGGAAGCCAATGGCGGCATGCCGTACTCGTTAAAAATAGGTGGCAAGCGGTTGCAATTCAGAAAGATCGATCCGTTTGCAACAGTTCTTGCAGTTGTCGCAGACGCATTTGAGGTCATGGAGGCAAACCCAGACATGACCCAAGAGCAGCAGTCAGATATCATGACCACACTTGTCTACGCCCTCACAAAACAGCTCGATGAGAAGATGTACATTAAATCATTAACCGCGATTACTGACATGTTCGCCGACCCTGACCCGGAATCCTCAACGATTAACACATGGAAGAAGCAGTTCCTCGGAACACTTATTCCCTGGAACTCTCTGCAACGAACCATGAGTTACGCGACTGACCCTATTGTTCGAGACACTAGAAAACTCGTGGACAATGTCAGAGCGACGACTTTGTGGGGTGGCGGCGAGGCGCCTCCAAAATACTCAGTTCTTGGCGAACTTATTTATAGACACAAGACACAAGATGGCTGGTGGATGATTCCACTCAATGTTATCTCGCCAGTTCGAATACAGTCCGTGACAACAGACCCAGTACTCCAAGAGCTGGAAAAATTGAGCTACCCATTCAGGGCGCCATCGCGCATGTATGATGGTGTAGACCTAAGTAATGTTGCCGGACCAGACCACTACGATTGGTCTGTTTACCACTACGGAAGATCCTTGGTATCTCAAATAAAAATGGCCCAAGCATTTCCAGACGGGACGACAAAGGAGATGACATTAAGGGAAACACTTGAGTCATATCTACTTCCCGGTGGTAAAATGCACAGCATGTATATCAGTGACGGCAAGGTTGACGCCGATCCAAGATCCGGGATCACCGACCAACAGATGTTTGTGCGAGATACCATCTCTAACTATAACACGTCGGCAATGGACCAAGCAAGGGAAGAGTCACCAGAGTGGCAAATGATCAGCAATCAGCTAGATTATGACGAGATGGCTCGTGATCTTCCTGGTGCCATCGAGGCACTTGGCGGTGACTCGAGTGCCGTGAAACGGATGACGGATGAAATGGAACGATTAAAACTTCTAGGGGCTACACCATGACAAACTTAGATGATATTGCCGACCTTTATGATCAGCAACTTTTAAAAATATTACGAGAAGGTAGGGAGACGCTTACCAAAGAAGGCGAGTCTGTCCGAATCGAGGCAACCGCAGCGGACCTAAATGTAATACGCCAACGTCTAAAAGACTGCGGCATCACGACAACTGCAACGGGGGATAGCCCAGTTGCAAACATAGTAGAGGAGTGGCGAAAACGTGGCATGAATCTTCCATCGTTAGACGACACAGATGACGCCGCAACCGCATGACATGGATGTTAATTTCGATCAAATTCAAAACAGTAGCCGAGATGGCTACCCCATAGTTTTAGTAGATTGGATAGATAGCTGCGAGAATGCCGATAATTCAGATGTAGGGATTTACGATTTACCATCGCCACAACGACTGTTTTATGCGGGATTTATTATACATGAAGAAGAGGACTACATCGTTATAGCTGGTGGAATAAAGCCTGCACAAGAGACATATGATTACACCATGGCAATTCCACGGTGTGCGATCAACTCCATGCGATACCTTAATCCAGTGAACACCGAGGAGGAAGGATAATGAGTCGAATACTGGTAATCGGGGATGTCCACGAGCCAGCGACTCACCCTGGATATTTAAAGTTTTGCAAAGATCTTTACGAAACCTGGAACTGCAATCGCGTATTGTTCATCGGTGACATTGTAGACCATCACAATATTAGTTTCCATATGCGTAACGTAGACGCCGATAGTGCCACTCGCGAAGCGGACCAAACCACCAAGAGAATACAACGGTGGGTTAAAGCGTTTCCAAAAGCTGACGTTATGATTGGAAACCATGACGAGAGAGTCTACCGATTAGCGGCCAGCGTTAACATTCCTGCTCGGTTCATCACAGACTACAGCGTAGTTTGGAACACGCCGAAGTGGAATTGGGTTCGAGAAATTGAACTAGATGATGTACATTATTTTCACGGCACTGGCATTGGAGGAAAGACTCCAGCCATCAACGCCGCATTAAAATCCATGCAATCAACCGTCATTGGTCATGTGCATTCAGTTGCTGGCGTGAGATGGGCGTGTGGACCAAACATGCGGATCTTCGGAATGGATGTAGGCTGTGGAGTTGACGTGAGTCACCCTGCAATGGCATACGGGAAGAATATGATCAGCAAGCCAATCCTTGCAGCTGGCGTTGTCATGGACGGCATTCCATACCATGAAATAATGCCCATCGCGCGGGGAGAAAAATACCACAAATCTAAATTTAGCAGGAAGCGCGTATGCCAGTAGATAAAAACAAACAGCTAGAAGTTTATATCAGCAGGCTGGCTGAAGACTTTTCGTTCTTCGGCGAGGAGCTGTGGCAAGAGATTGGGCTCCCAGCATTTGCCCTACACCAAAAGGAGATAGGACATTGGCTACAGGATGGACCACGGAGACGTGGAGTACGGGCATTCCGTGGAGCGTCGAAAACTTGGGTTACGCTGGCTTACTGCCTGTGGCGATTGTTCGTGAATCCCAACGAGAGAATCCTCCTTGTTTCCAAATCGGAGAAAAACTCGAAGGACTCATTGTTCATGATTCGGCGATGGATCTCTCAGGTTCCATGGCTCCAACATCTCAGCCCAGACAGACGAGGCGGTCAACGCGATAGCGCTGTCATGTTCGATGTCGGCCCAGCTGAAAATGATCGAACACCATCTTTCGCGGCGGCATCAGTCACTGGCCAAATCACTGGACGACGAGCGACCATCATCCTTGGCGATGACTGTGAGACTTCCGAGAACACACTAACTATAGAAATGCGCGACCGCCTGCGAGAGCAAGTAAAAGAATTCGAGAACATTCTCATTCCTGGCGGCGACATTATCATGCTCGGTACACCTCACCATAAAGAATCACTCTATGACAAGCTAGTCGATGCTGGCTACGCCTTTAGGTGTTGGCCATGCCGACTGCCAACAGCGGATGAGCTCACTGATGACCTTGCCCCAGAGCTGGCTCAGAGGCTCGGAGACGGCGAGGAGCCCGGAGAGCCTGTATGGCCAGAAAGATTCACAACTGACGAGCTGACAGAGCGTGAGGCCTCCGAAGGACGCTCCACGTTCATGATGCAGTACATGATGCTGACACACCTCGGTGGTGGAGTCCAGTACCCACTGCAACTGAAAGATCTAATCATATTCCCGGTGGCTCGCGAAGAGGCACCATTAACCATTACATGGGGACAGACAAATGATAGAGGAGGAACGACACGGTGCGAAGAAATCCCATCGCTTGGGTTTGGAACGGATGGCTTCTACTCGCCAATCATGTATTCGAAAGATTGGGGAAAATACACGGGAAGCAAGATGTGGATCGATCCGGCCGGGAGAGGCGCCGACAAAACCGCATACGCGATAGTCTCACATCTAAACGGAAACTTGTTCGTAAAAGATGTTGGTGGGCTAGATGGTGGCTATTCTCCAGACGTGCTGGAACACCTAGTCGCGCTGGCAAAAAAACACATGGTTCGAGAAATCTTCGTAGAAAGCAACTTCGGAATGGACATGTTTGTCTCTCTCATAGAGCCTGTGATAATGAAGCACCTTGTTCGACGGGGAGACACAGAAGATTTACCAGATGGCTGGGGGGCGTCGATAGACGGTGTCCACACGAGTGGGCAAAAGGAAGTCAGAATAATACAGTCTCTAGAGCCCGTGATGAATCAGCACCGCCTGATCATGCACCCTGACGTGGCCATGAACCAAGAACTTCAAAGGCAGATGGTGACCATCACCAGGGACCGTAACTGCCTGCGACATGAGGACGAAGTCGAGGCCTTGGCCATGTGCGTCAAGCAATGGACCGATGTCCTCAATCAAGATCAAGCAGTCTCGGCTGAACGTCAGCGAGAAAGACAGTCAGAAGAACGGTTACGAGCTCATTATATTGAGCTTGGGCTGGAGCCAGCCGGAGCTCCCAGATGGTTCAAACACTAGGAGATAAAATGTCATCAAAAAAAATAACCCTTCCCGCAACTTATACCATGTCGGCGGTGACGCCGTGGGGAATGGTAGTCGGGGGCGGCGCTTTTGGGGCCTATAGACTACACTCTCGGAGCATGATTCACAATGTAACAGGCGTACAATGCCACGATGGCGATATGCCAAAATACCTCGAATTTCAGACCACGTCCCAGATTCCATTTGGCGAACCATGGAGCTCGCCCAACGACAACCCCTATATGGGAAGCCAAGCCAATCCATTTAACCTGGTTATTGAAAAAATAAAAGGAACTTGGACTACTTCAAGAGGAACAGCGGTGATGGCCACTTGCGATATATGGATACGACGATCTGCCATGAGAACTCGTGGACAAATCTCTAGAACCAGACTAACTAGATTAGAGTCAGTGGCACACCAACGTGGCATGACATATCATGGGTAGAGCATGCACATAAAATCCCACATTCCGACACAGCAAGTAAATGACTTCGAAATTCGAAATGATGGTGACCAGACACAGCTGTTCAACGGCCAGCAGCTTATCATGAGTGACCGACAGGAGGAATCAGATGAGCATGCTGTCTTCTTCTCCTTGCCGCTGCATGGCGACATACTCATCACGGGGCTAGGCGTTGGGCTAGTGAATGAACATCTCATTACTCTCCCTGATATTGACCACGTCGTCATCGTGGAGAAGCATAAAGAAGTCATCGACATGGTGTGGCCTCACTGCAAAAGAGATGATCGGTTCGAAATTGTCCACGCTGATGCAGATACCTGGGAGCCAAACCTGTGGACAGACAAAGCCTGCAATCGATTTGACTTCGCCTGGCTCGATCATTGGACCGAACTTCATGACATGAGACAGAAGGCCTGGTTTGATTTTATTGCCGAAAAATATTCTAAATATTGTGATTTAGTCATGATATGGAAACCCTCGTTTTTAGCTCAAAAACAATAGGGTCCCTCTACGACCCCGCTACCCAGAAAACTGGAAGAATTGACGGGGGGCAATAAGTACTAGAAGAAGGAAATTAATATGCTGTATTGGAACAGGCTGTATGTAATTATTGGGAAAGCTGTGCTGATCACAGCAGTGTGCTGAGAGTAGTAACCCATGGGTCACAAATGTTAGGTCGCAAACTTGTGAAGCCCTATACGTATAGGCGCCCCGCTCGGCGCACCCCCCCTCGCCCCGTACCTCATTTCTGCCCGTGCGAGTCTAAACAAGACTACGTCGATGGGGGTGGGGGGGTCATTAAACAACGATGTCGGCGTCTATTGTGGCAGGGCTGTGGCGTTGGATGTCGTAGCAAGAGGGAGCGGTTTGGTGGGCGTCAGATGTTAGATATTGATATGTCATATCCGATGTATTGACCTGCCCTTTTCAAAATGGATTCAAGTATCACTTGCACTATGTCGATTAGTATGCTACCGTGAAGACATGACAAGTCACCTACCAACCAAGGAGAACAAGATGACACAGTATATCCCTGAAGGAACTGACGTAAAAGTTCACATGAATCTACACAAGAAACGCCACGGTCATCCTGACCAGTGGTCAGTACTTGATGCCAAGACAGGCAAATTAATTGCCAATGTGACTACAATCACGCTGACCAATTGCCGACCTGTTGACCCAAGCGGTAGCAGGGGTGGCACCAACAAGAAGTACGAGGACATCCTCAAGGATGGCAAGAGGCGAGTTGTAGCGGATATCCGTGGCAATGTCACCCACCTCACAGATGTAGCAGGAGGACGTATCCACGACAGTGAGATATGCACCTCAGGCGCTTGCCAACTTGACATAGCAAAACACTCAGTGGAAGTTCACTACGACCCGAAGCGATGCAAGTACTTCACCTACCAAGACGGCAGTAAGTACACAGGCTCGGCTACGGCTCACTTCCCATTCGGCACCACATACTTCCTAGAGTTGTGCTGTGGTCACAAACACATCGCCGAGGTATC